CCCCACCATTTGTGCTTATATGCATTACTAATAACGGATTTGTTTGTCGTAGCCACTGTATAATTTCAACACTCTCGGGATTCATAACAAAGTCGCCATACGTTCCGTTAAACAAAATTTCATCGAGTTGGTTAACAAACTCAATTGGCAATAACTTTTGTATTTGTACTAAAGTAAGATTAGTTTCTTCGTATCCGCGATTGTAGTCAAATCCGTAAAAATTTCTACTACAAAGAGGGCACCGAGCATTGCATTTAGAACTCAGCTCTATATGCAAATGTTTTACCTCAGCTAATGATATCATGTTTCTTACGATAATCTTCTACGGCTGCTTTGATGGCATCTTCTGCAAGTATTGAACAATGAATCTTAACAGGGGGGAGGGCAAGCTCATCAGCAATCTCGCTATTTTTAATCGCTGCCGCCTCGTCAAGTGTCCTTCCTTTGACCCATTCAGTAACGAGCGAACTACTCGCAATCGCCGAACCACAACCATATGTTTTAAATTTGGCATCTGTTATTACTCCAATATTATTTACTTTGATTTGGAGTTTCATTACATCACCGCAGGCAGGTGCGCCCACCATACCAGTACCCACATCTTCATCGTCTTTAGAGAAGGAACCCACGTTACGTGGGTTTTCATAATGATCGATAACTTTATTTGAATAAGCCATTAGTTATATCCTTGACCAGCTAGACATCGCTCACATTCACAATCGGGACAGTAGTCACATTGTGAACACCCATGCCCGCAGTGTTCTTTGCATCCGCATTTGCAGTTGAACACATAACGTTTGTAGTTTTCAAACTCTAACGTGTTATTGTGCGCAGGTTCTTGTTCGGGTAATTGTGCCATCAGAATGTTGTGTTTCTGTCCATGGACTGCAATTTTGTCCTTGCTGAACTTGTACAGGTTGTTGTACAATCACTGGCTGTTGTACAACAACTGGGTCTGGACGAGTTGCACCATATACTACTGCTCCGCCTATGATAGCAGGAACTACCCAGTTCCAACCACCCCCATAGTAGCCACGTTGCCAATGTCCATGTCCATGTCCATGTCCATGTCCATGATGTTGTGCAAACGCAGGAATTATTGCTCCGGCCAATAAAAAGCTTACAAATAATTTTTTCACAGTGATCTCCTTTAAGATAGGTGTTACTATTATATAACGCCTTACCCGCCAGTTTAGTATACTACTTTTTTGAAAATAAGTCAAGCACTTTTTGCTTTAATGTGCCTGCCCAGGCTGGTTCGGGAAAATGCCATCCGATTAAGGCTCCAACTAGTAACCAAAATAAAGATTCTATCATGTCATGCTCCTTTGCTTGCGGCTCTTTTGGCCATTTTATCAACAGTGGCCCGAGCTTGATCTGGACTCATGTCTGAGTCATCAACTTCGGGTTCTGCACCCTTGAATGTTATTTTATCTGGCTCCACATTTGATATCAATCCGTTTAACGGAGGTTGTTGAGACAATGAAGCCAATTGAGATTGACTTAAACTAATGCCCATGTTTTGGGCCAATTGCAGATATGCCGGAGTTGATATAGTTTTAGTCGCGCCAGTATTGGTGGCACGCCCAATTAAAAATTGTGTTAGTGCCGCAAGTTTTTCTGCATCGGGGCCAGCATTGGGTTGCTCAACTTCTAAAATTAACACTTGTTATCTACGCTCACGACCCAATGACTTAACGTCATCTGCGCTGACATCTAAGTCAGCATCAACATCTATACCAACATCGGCTGCATCACCATCGTCTACGCCAGTTGCAGATAATGCGGCAGCATCAACTCCGTCAGCACTCATGTCGGCGCCCATGTCGGCGCCGGGTTCGCCCGGAACTTGTGGGGCTTGGCCAGTAATGGCGCCTTGTGCGGCTTCAAGTTGTGTTTTGCCTTGTTGCACTGCACTCAGCAAAGTACTCAATGCGGCGCTGGCCTGTGACTGATATGCAGTTGCTTGTTCAGTGCCCATGTCATTGCGAATACTGTCAACCAACGCAGGCAAATCTTTGAATTGCATTTCACTAATGTCTTCGGTCATTTTCTGAACACGGTCTAACATGTCCTGACTGGCCAACACCACCTGTGCAGTCTGCAATTCACTTTCCTTGACCATGCGTTTCATGCCAGTCTTGGCGCCTTCTTTTTTCATAAGGGCAATGGCAGTCATAGTCTTTTGCTCTTCAGGATTTAAAGTGCCGCCATTTGCGGCCTTCTGCATAATTTGTTTGGTCTTTGGATCGCTGGTATCAATGGCCATTGCAACTTCGCCAACTTCATGTAAATGCGTAGACAATGCTTGTTCCATCATTACTAGTTTTAGATAGCTACTATTTTGTTCACTCATGTAAAAACCAGTTGCTTGTCTAGTCTCTTTTATAAGATTACGCACTCGGCGTAACATATGGCGAGTGGCCATTGGGCTCAAAGCATCTAGGCTTAGCTGTTGCCCTAGGCGATTCTCTAGAACCTTTTTAATATTTTTGCTTTGGGGCTGAATGCTGAGTTCGTGCAATTTCATCGTTAAATCCTTTTGTTTGCCAATATTTAGCCAAATTTGCACATTTCTCCAACCTTGAATTTATGTCAAGCAAAGTTTGTCGTTTTTGTGATAGTTTAGCTGCCACAGAATCGCGTACTACGGGATCGCGATAACGGTGGAATAGTTGTTGTACTAGTGATAAATCATCTTGGACCATACGTCTTCGTTGATCTAGTACCATAGTGTCTTGTGCGTTTTTAACTTGGTTAAATTTATCAAATATGCACCAAGTCAATGCTGTTTTTTGACTGGTAAAATTAGATACTTGTCGATATTGATTGGTAACTTGTATCACGCCATCTTGATTGGTGATCTTGTATCTATCAAATACTACAAATCCGTCATCAGTACTAACAATACTGTTATTACGTGCGTATTCAAGGGTATCTCCTAGGATAGCTTGTATACGTTTATCAAAGTCTTTTGGTTTCATATCAGTATATAGTGGGTAATCATATAGCCCAGGGCAGATGCCAACAATCCTATTATACCAAGACCCCATGTTATCAATTGGGTATTGCGTTTGTCTGCCATTTCAAATATTTTATCATGCACTACAATCATTGTGCTTTTGAGGTCTGCAACGTCAGCCTTGACATCTTCGATGCTTTTTTCCAGAGCTCGATAACGTTCAGCACAAAGCTCGACGTGGGCTTCTAGGCTCTTTTTTTCAATGTCAGTTGTGTCAACCATTTGAGTTTCCTGTTCTTTTATTTATTGTATACTAACTCAAACGTTATGTTAGGGTTGTCCCCGGTAGCGGTGAGAGTCACCCCTTGATTATTTTCATCAAGTCCCAGAATCATTGGCACATTCTGACAATCGTGAATTAGTAATGACAATGGTTTGTCAAGGCTAGACACTGTTTCTAAACTGTTAATTGAAAACTCAAATGTCCAACAATCACCATCTCTGACTGGGTCTGAAATGTCCTCGGGCAGTACTCGTAAACTAATTAGCTGGTTTAGTGTTTCCCAATTACGCTGTTGGTTGCGGGCACGATTCCACGTTGTCATATCATCAATTGTTTGCCCGGCCTCATCTTTAAAAGGCAGGCGTGTTGCCCGTGAGTGATTTTTTACGCCAGTTGCAGTTATATCAAACTTGGTTAAACAACGAATTCTATGTGTCATTATGCTACAGTCACCTTGCTGTTGGCACTGAGAATATAACGCAGTTTGTTGCCGCTATACGTCAATGCTGAATGATTCACCCAACTTGGGAAAACAAATAGCATGCCGTTTTTACCATTGACATCAAAGTTGGTGGCGCTGTTTGTATAAACAGTGCCTGCATCAGTATACATTGGTGCCACTGGATTGTAAAACCTATTGACTCCATTTTTTGAGTCAGTCTTCATGTCACCTGTGTCAAGATAATAAATGCAACTCCACGAGCTACCAGGATGTAAGTGAACATCATGGTAACCGCCATCCCTAGTTATGTGACACCAGGATTCGTGCAGTTCAATTTGTAGATTTAATCCAGGTGGCCAATAAGCTTTGTTGGCAGCGGCACTGGCTTTGAATATGCAATTTTTGGCCCAATTACCCCACTCTTCGACTGCCGTGCTTTTATAATCAAGAAAGTTAAATGGGCTTTCATACAGATTGTGTTTGATGGCATTACTGACATTGCTGACTTTGTTCTGAGATTCTAAATCATGACATACCTGTTTTAGTTCTTGAGCATACTTTTCATGTTCGGGCCAGGCAAACGAATAAAATAGTGTGGGCCATTGTGGTAGTGATAACATATTGTGTGTATTTAACGGCCAAGAAAAACCCTGGAATAAATCCAGGGTGGTAATTGAGTTTAAATCAATTAAGCTAGTTTGAAGCCCACATTTGTAACGTCTGTACCAGACACGTTAACACCAGTCACTGTACCATCGCTGGCTGTGATTTGAACGTTGCCTAGAGCCTTCAAGGCTGCGTCCAAAGTTGCTGCCGTCCATGCATCTTGTGGATACACAGCGTAGCTGATTTGACCGCTACTGTCGCCTTCAACTTGGTACTTGGCAATAGTTGCTGTACGTTGAATAGCTTGGTTGATTTGAACTACAACACCGGGTGTGAACACACCACTTGTGTATGAGCCCAATTGTGTTGTCAAGTCAATGTTCTGGTTAGAACCGTTTTGTACGATTACTTTGAAAAAGTCCAGTTTTGGAC